TGGTATTAGTGCTGCTGATCTATTTAGAGATAGAGGTGTTAAATCTATGTTAGGATTTAAAGCTGGTGCAGTAGTAACAGTTGAAGAAACAGCAGCAGCATTTCAAAAAATATTTGGTAAGGGTGGACAGTTCGGTGGTGCAACAGATGAATTAGCAAACACATTTGAAGGTACTCTATCAATGATTGGAGATAAGTTTTTCAATTTTAAAAGAACAATATTAGAAGCTGGTTTCTTTGAAGGACTTAAAAAACAATTTGGCGATCTTAATGTAGCATTAGCAGAAAATGCTCAAATGATTGAAAAATTAGGAGTAGGAGTAGGAACTGTTTTAGCATTAGGAGTTGAAAAAGTAGCCCAATCAATTAAACTAATTGCAGAGTATTCAAACCTAGTAAAAGAAACATTTAAAATAATTATTTCATATAAACTTGCTAAACTCTTTTTAAATATAGCTAGAGCATTAGTAGGAGTTGTTGCTGGAATGCAAGCACTTGCTATTTTAACTGGCCCAGTTGGTATTGGTTTAGCTGCTGCTGCTGCTGCTGCTGGTGCTGGTGCTTATTATCTTTTGGGAAAACAATTAGATTCGATTGCAGAAAAAATTGAAGAAAATCATAAAGCATTTAAAGAATCAAAAAGAGTATTCACAGGTGGTGGTTTTGATGCTTCTCAATATAAAATAAAAGAATTGTTTGATATTGGAGAAGTAGAAAAAGCTATTGCAGATGCTAAAGAAAAAGAATTAAAACTACAAAATTTTCTTTTAGATGAAGCAAATAAGAAAAGAAGAAAATTTCACGAGTTAGAAACTGAAGGTTTAAAAACATTTAAAGAAATGAATCAAACATTTGAACAAATGAATGATAAGGCTTTAGAAAATATGAAAAAGAAATTTGAAGATATTGGCACAACAATTAAAGAGAATTTTAATGCTGGTATCACTTCATTTTCAAATTCTTTATCAAGAGCAATTATACTTGGAGAAGATTTAGGTAAATCATTTAAAAGAATGGTACAAGATTCACTTGTTAATATGTTGGCTTTTTTCATAGAAATTATTATCAGAATGGGAATACAAAAATTATTAGGAATTGAACTTGAAAAGGGAGAAGATAGAAGATTAAAAAAGGCAAGAGATTATACTAGAGAATTACAAAAACAAGTTGGATATGCTATATTACTTGCAATTTTTACTGGTGGTGGTTCAATGGCTGGTGGTAGTAGTTTTACTGGTTTTGCTAAAGGTGGTGCAGTATCAAAAGGAGAACCGATTGTAGTTGGAGAAAATGGAGCAGAATTATTTATACCAAATTCATCAGGACAGATTACACAATCAGCTAGAGGAACTGGTGGTGGTGGTGCGACAACAGTTAATTTTAATATCACAACAGTTGATGCTAAAGGGTTTGACCAGTTGCTAGTTGAAAGACGAGGAACTATATCAAGAATTATCAATGAATCAGTTAATGAGAAAGGTAGAGGTGCAGTAATATAATGTCAGGTGCTTTCCCAATATCCTCTGCTAAGTTTGAAACTTTAGGAATCAAGTCTATTCAAAATACTTTAATCTCTAAATCTGCTAGTGGTAAAAAATTCGCAAGACAGATAGATGGTCAAAGATGGGCATTTACTGCAAGTATTATTACTGCTAAACGATCAGATGTTTATGGAGAGTTGATGGCATTTATAGTTAAACAAAGATCAGGTAAAGAAAACTTTACAATTATTCCACCAGAATTAGAAGATGCAGTAGGAAACGAAACAGGAACAGTTTTAGTTAATGGAGATCAATCTGCTGGAGATACAACAATTGCAATTGATGGACATAATAATGATGGAACACACAAATTTAAAGCTGGAGATTTTATAAAGTTTGCTAGTCATACTAAAGTTTATATGATTATGTCAGATGTAACTTCTTCTAGTCAGGCTTCAACTATAACAATAGAACCACCTTTAGTTGCTAATATTACTAATAATTCAGTAGTTGTTTATGATAATGTTCCATTTACAGTTTATTTAGTAGGAGATGTACAACAGTTTGGGGCAGTTGGTGCAGATCAAGAAGGTAAATTGTATTATAAATTTGAGTTAGATGTTGAAGAAGCTTTATAGATGAAATATAAAGTCAAATATTGGATTAGTGTTGATTTTTTAGCAGAAGAAATAATTGAAGCTGATGATTTTAATGCTCAATCTTTTAATCAAGGTAAATATAGCGACCCATCTAAAAATGCTAGTTATATTGTCAATGATACTATAAAAATAACTAGAAGAACATTTGAGGAATATGACGAGAAACTTAACAACAGCATTAAAGAATGAATTAGCAACTTATGTATTACGACCTATTCATCTTATATCTTTTGGATTTTCCACACCAGTTAATCTAACTGATTGCTCATTCCCATTAACAAGTTCAATTTCAGGAAGTTCTCTTACTTATACTCCATCAGCTTTTGTTCAAAATTTATCTGAATTTACAGAAGAAGTCGGTATTACTAAATCATCTTTAAGAATAGGTCTATCAGGTGTAGATCAAACTTATATATCTCTTTCTTTAAGTGAAAATGTTGTTAATGATTCTGTATCTATTTACAGAGGATTTTTAGATACTGATAACACAATAATTGCTGACCCATTCCTTTTATATGATGGACAAATAGATAAATTTGAAATCAATGAATCTAAAACAACATCAGATATAATTTACACAATAGTTTCTCATTGGGCAGACTTTGAAAAAAAGAATGGCAGAAAAACAAATCCCACTTCACAACAAAGATTTTTTAGTACAGATGTTGGAATGGAATTTGCATCACAAACAGTACAAGATATAAAATGGGGTAGAGAATAATGGAAATAAGACAATGGCAAAGAAAAGATTTTCCACAAATGATAGAACTTGGAGATAAGATGCACAAAGAAGGTGCTTATCAAAAGTTATCTTATAGCAGAGAAAAGTTAAAAAGATTTGCAGATGTTTTAATTGATAAACCAGAAAAAGCTATGGGGTTTGTTGCAGTAGAAGATGATGTAGTAATTGGCATGATGATTGTTCATTTAAGTAAATATTTTTTTGGAGATGATTTATTTTGTTTTGATTTATTGTTATATGTTACTCCAGAAAAAAGAAAAAGTATTAGAGTTCCTATTAGACTTATTAATGCTTCAACAGATTGGGCTAGAGAAAAAGGTTGTAAAGAATTCAGACCTGGCTCTAGTGTAGGAATTAAATCAGCTAAAGTAGAAAAACTTTATAATTTTATGAAGTTTGAAACAATAGGAAATGTATTTACAAAAAGGTTATAATTATGTGTCCAAATCCCATTGATATAATTGAAGATGCTATTGATTTTGTAATTGATATTGTAGTAGATGTTATAGGTTGGTTAATACCCACTCCTGAAATTCCTGATTTTGGAGTAGGAGAATTTGATGATTATGAAACAGGACTTTTATTAAATAAACAATCTAATGACGCATCACTTCCTGTAATGTATGGGGAAAGATTAATTGGTGGAACTAGAGTCATGTTACAAAGTTCTGGTGATACAAATGAATATTTATATATTTGTTTAGCAATTGCAGAAGGAGAAATTAATGCAATAGATGAGATTAGAATAAATGATAAAACAGTTACATGGTCAGGAAGTTTAACAGATAACACTCAAAGAACAGTTGCTAGTAATGATGCTAATTTTTTTAAAGCTGACCCAACAGTAGATGGTTCAAGTGCTGAATCATTAATTACAGTAGAACCTCATTTTGGTAGTGATGGTCAATCAGCATCATCTTTACTTTCTTCATTAAGTAATTGGGGAAGTAATCATAAATTAAGTGGTATTTGTTATTTAGCATTAAAATTCAAATGGAATCAAGACGCATTTTCAGGAATACCAAAAGTACAAGCATTAATTCAAGGTAAAAAAGTTGTAAGTTATAATTCAAGTCTAGTTGCACAAACAGCAGCTTACTCAACTAATCCAGCATGGTGTATGCTTGATTTTTTAACTAACGAAAGATATGGAAAAGGATTAGCAATAGCAGATATTAATTTACAAAGTTTTTATGATGCTTCACAAATTTGTGTAACACAAGTAACTCCTTATTCTGGTGGAAGTGATATAAATATATTTGAAACAAATGCTGTTTTAGATACTTCAAAAAAAGTTTTAGAAAATGTTAGAGAACTTATAAAAGGTTGTAGAGGTTATCTTCCTTATATTGGTGGTAAATATAGTTTAGTTATTGAAACAACAGGCTCATCTACATTGTCATTAAACGAAGATGATGTATTTGGTGGAATTAAATTACAAAGTGAAAATAAAAATAACAAATATAATAGAGTCATTGTATCATTTATTAATCCTGATCGTAACTATCAAGTTGATGAAGTTCAATTTCCTCAAATAGACGATAGTGGTTATGCGACAGCAGATAAACACGCAACTATGAAAGCTGCTGATGGTGGGTTCTTACTTGAAGGAAGATTTGATTTTAAAACAATTACAAGTCCATATCAAGCAGAAGAAATGGCAGAAGTTATTTTAAGAAGATCAAGAAGTGCAAAAACATTATCAATAAATGCTAGTGCAAAAGCCTATGATATAACCATAGGAGATATTATTGACGTTAGCCATTCTTCTTTAGGTTATTCAAGTAAATTATTTAGAGTAGTTGGTCAAACATTTAATCAAGACTTTACAGTAGGATTAAGTTTAATTGAACATTCAGATGCTTTTTATACTTGGGCTACAAAAACTGTACAAGCATCAGTACCAGCAACTAATTTACCTAATCCATTTAATATTACAGCACCAACTAGCTTAACATTAGATGATACTTTAGTTGAATATAATGATGGTACGGTCATAGTGGCGATGGATATTTTAATAGGTGCTAGTGCAGATAGTTTTGTTAGTTATTATCAAGTAGAATATAAATTGTCTACTGACTCTAATTATAAAATTCATGCACAAGGTACAGGATTAAATCAAAGAGTTCTTAATGTAATAGATCAAAAAATTTATGATGTAAGAGTTAAGGCAGTTAATAGTTTTGGAGTATCAAGCACTTATACATCAGCACAAAGAACTATTGTAGGTGCAGTAGAGCCACCAGAAGATGTAAATGATTTTTCTTGTAATATTGTAGGACAAGAAGCACATTTAGGTTGGACACAAGTTGGAGATTTAGATTTAGCATACTATCAATTACGATTTAGTGATAAAACTGAT